AGATTTGATAATAAAAATGGCAACTAGATTAAAAGAAGAAAAGGCAAAAAATAAAGAGCTTGAAGATAAGATGAAAGAAAATAAGCCAAAAGTATTATTTGCAGAGGCAGTATCAATAGCAAAAAATACCATATTAGTTAGAGAAATGGCAAAGTTAATAAAGCAAAATGGAATTGATATGGGAGAAAAAAGACTATTCATTTGGTTAAGAGAAAATGGATATCTAATAAAGAAAATAGGAACAGACTACAATATGCCAACTCAAAGGTCTATGGATTTAGGATTATTTGAGATAAAAGAAACTCCAGTGCTTCACTCAAGTGGAGAAATTGAAATAAGTAAGACACCAAAAGTTACTGGTAAAGGGCAACAATATTTCTTAAATATATTTTTAAAAGATATAGCATAATAGACACTAAGAGGAGTATAAAAGCTCCTCTTTTTTATTGGAGGTGAAAATTTGGAACATGTATTAAGTGCAACTCTTGAATTAAAAGATAAGTTTTCTTCAAAAATAAAATCAGCTAGTAAAGAATTAGGATCTTTTTCCAAAAATGCAATAAGTGCAAAAGGAGCTGTAAAAGAAACTGCTGATTGTATAAAAAGTAGTTTTGAAAATTTAAAAAACTTAGCAATAGGATTTGGAGCCTTTAAAGGAGTTATGGCTGTATTTGATTTTGTAAAAGATGCCTATACAGGATATGCTAAATTAGATGCAGCAATAACAAGAAATAGAGGAATAATGAGAGCCTCCATTGAAGATACAGCAAAATTAAAATCACAAGTTTTAGAGCTTGGAAAAACTATGCCTTTTACTGCTCAAGAAGTTGCAGAAGCTCAATATTATCAAGCTATGGCTGGAATGAAAACAAATGAAGTACTGGAAATGACACCCAAACTTTTAAAAATGTCTATTGCATCAGGGCAGGATTTAGCTAGTACATCAGATATACTAACAGATAATATTTCAGCTTTTGGCTTAGCTTTAGAAGACGCAGACAGACTTATGGATGTTATGGTAGCAACAGCGAATAATGCTAACACTGATATAGCTGGACTAGGTGAAGCATATAAATATGTTGCATCCACTTCAAGAAGTTTTGAAAGTATGGAAGAAGTAAATATATTATTAGGAACTCTTGCTAACAATGGTACAAAATCAGGACAAGCAGGAAGAAACTTAGCAGCAGTTTATACAAGACTTGCTAAGTCTACACCTGATATAGATAAAGCTTTAAAAGTTATAAATTTAAAGTTATATGATAGTCAAGGTAAATTTAAAGGATTAAGAAAAATTGTGGAAGAAATGAGACCAATATTAGCTAGAATGACTGATGAACAAAGGAACTATATTTTAACTACTATTTTTGGCTCTGAACAGATGAGAATTATAACTTCACTCTTAGGAACATCTAAAGAAAGTTTTGAAACATTAGCTAACTCAATATACAATTCTAAAGGGGCTACCGAAGAGTTTAATAAACTTCAAGAGAATACACCTGAATATAAAATAAAAGCTTTAGCTAGTGCTTGGGATAATTTGAAACTACATATAGGAGAAGCAGCTGCACCAGCTATAACAAATCTCATTGAAAATTTAACTGGAAAAATTATTGAATTAACAGACAGTGATACATTTTCCAAAGAAAATGTTCAAGCATTTTTTGATACAGTTATAGGGTATCTAAATACAACAATAGATTTAGTATCTGATTTAGCAACATTATTAGAACCTGTAATATGGGGACTTAAAGTAGTAGGAAAAACCGCAGAAATAGGTAAAAATATAGGTTCATATTTTATGACTAATAAGTCTATTAAACAAAACAATCTTGAATCTGAGATAATAGAAAATAATAATAAAATTTGGCAGATGAGACCTGAAACAAAGGAAGAAGAAGAGAAAAGGAAAAAACTTTTTATTAAAAATGAACAAAAAAAACAAGAGTACTGGAAAGAATATGGTGAGAGAATTGAATTGAAAGCCAAAAATGGAGATCCACATGCCATAAAAGATTTAGTATATAAACCTTTAGGAAATAGTATAGAAGAAATAACAGAAGCTTATGACATGATGTATCAAAAAACTAAAGAAAAAATAGATGGTTTAGCTTCTCAAGTTGGAGTACCGCTTAGAGATACTACAAATTCTCAAAGCCAATATATAAAAACTAAAGAAAAAATAAATGACGTTATAGGTATAAAGCCAATAAGAGATACAAAGTTAAATGATGCATTTTCTCCAGAAGTAAATATAGAAGCAGATAAAAATAAAATTCTTGAAACTAAAAAAGAGGATATCCCCACTATTTCTCCTATCATTAATCTTAAAAATGATAAAGATAAGTTTATAAACAATAAGATTTTGAATCCACAAGTAAAAGATGTTTCTAATAAAAAAGAAGAACCTAAAAAAGAAATAATAAAAACAGCAACTCCTAGTTACGATAAGTTAACTTCAAAATTGATTAGTGCTTTTGAAGAACAAAGGAAAAATGTAAAAACTGTAGTAGAAAATAAAACTCTGAACTATATAGCTAAACCTTCTGAAAAAATAAGAGTTCCAGAAGTTAAACAAGGTAATAATGATATTAAAGTTCCACCTCAAAATGTTACATTTTCTCCACAAATAAATTTAAATATGGGGGGAGTTGTAATAAAAAATGAAGTTGATGTAGAAAAAGTTGCAGAATTGAGTAAACAAAAAATTATAAAAAATTTAATGACTTATGTACAAACTACAAATTAAAGGAGGTCTAGTATGAAACCAACATTTATTTTATTGAAAAATTCTACAAGCACTCCTTTTTTCTTTGTTGTTCCACCTTTGGATTTAAAGATTGAGAGTGAGCAAGACACACAGATTTTTAAAATAATCGATGTAGGAGAAAAGACATTAATAGGAAATAGAAAAGCTGAAAGAATTACATTTTCTACATTTTTTCCTAATCTTAAATCACCTTTTTTTAATTATTTATTATCTGCAACACCATCTGGCTGTGTTGAAACATTAACTAAATTAAAAAACGATAAAGAACCTTTAACTTTAATTGTTCCTGAATTCAACATATTTTTTAAATGCTATATTCAAACTCTAAATTTTTCTATAGTTGAAAGAACTGGAGATATAGATATAGAAATAAGTTTAATAGAGTTTACTAAAAATAAAACACTGCTAGATGTAGCTAGAGGCTTACTTCAAAGGTGATAATATGGAAAAAGTAAAAATATATGTTAATGGAAAAGAATATAAAAATATTTTTATTCAGGTTATATGGAGTGGTGCAATTCATGGAACAGCTAGAAAGTTAGAAGTTGAGTATTTAGGAGATATCATAACTGAAATAGGAGATGAAATTGAATTTTCTTATGATGATGAAAAATTATTTGTTGGAAAAGTATTTTTTCATTCAAGAAAAGGAGATACTGATGTTAAAACATTCTATGCTTATGACAATTCTATTTACTTAAATAAAAATAACTTTGTTAAAAATTTCTTTAGGAAAAAGCCTTCTGAAATTATAAAAGAAATATGCGGAGAACTTAATTTAAAAGTAGGTAAAATACCACAAGATGAAGTTACTTGTACTTATCCAGCTATTGACAGAAGCGGATACGAAATTATATTAAATGCTTACACTATTCAACATAGAAAAAATAAAAAGATTTATTCTATTGTGAGTAATGATAAAGCAATAGATATAGTTGAACAAGGAACACATGCTGATGTTCTTTTAACAAGTGCTGATAACATTTCTACATCTTCATATGAAGAAAGCATAGAGAATATGATAAATCAAATAGTTATCTATAAAGTAGAAAACGAAAAGCAACAAATACTTAATAAAGTAGAGAATGCAGAAGATAAAAAGAAATTTGGATTATTTCAACAAGTTATGCAATATGAAAAAGATGTAGATAATATAGCAAATGCTAAGGATATGCTAAAAAGTGTTGAAAAAAGTTCGAGATTACATTGCTTAGGAAATGTATTAATTCAAGCTGGATACAATATAGGAATACAAGAGCC